GTGGCGAGGCTGCCCGCCTCGCCTGGGTCCGCGGTGTGCAGGCTCACGTACAGGTTCGAGCCGTAGGCGGGCATCGCCGTCGCGTTGAACACGAACGCGATGAAGTCGGCCTCGGTGGTGTTGCCCTTGCTCATGGGGTCCTCTTCCTGTGGTCGGTCACGACGTGCGGCCTTCCGCGTGGGCGACGGCGCGGCCCTTCGCCACGTTGAACACGATGTCAGACACGAGATGCCTCCAGAGATGTTGCGGGACGACGGGTCACGCGAAGATGGCGATGGCGACGGCGACGGCCTCGCCGACGACGAACAGCGTCAGCGTCGACAGCAGGCCGATCAGCCAACGGCGCTGCACGGTGGCCCGCTCATCGCGGGCCGCTAGTTCCGACGGCGTGACCACGTCCCTCGCCTCAAGGTCACGCAGCCGCGACTCGTGGTCCCGACTCGCGACCATGAGGTTCCGCGACGTCTCGCCCTCCGTGGCGAGGTCGACGCGCAGATCAGCGATGTCACGACGGATCGCGCCCAGCTCGGACAGGATCTGCGCCCACGGGACATCCGGACCAAGGGTGCTCATCACGCTGCCTCGTAGGACCCGGCGAAGTAGAGCAGGTCCCCCGTCGCCCAGGTGAAGGGCGACGTGGAGATCACGTTCGCCATCACGCCCAACGTGCCGACCGTCTTTGGCGTGAACGTCGTGGTCGAGGCGTGGACGTAGTCGAGGCGGTACCACGTCGACGCCGACGAGTCGTAGGCCGCGACGTAGAGGAGCGGGACCTGCGCGTTGGCGTTCGTCGTGACGGGGTAGCTGATGTACGCCTGCGACCCGCCGAACGTGCTGCTCGACCCGAACGTGAGCGTCCCCCGGAACCGCACCGTCTTCTGCGTCTGCGAGAAGTAGCCGACGGCGGTGCCGTTGCCGATGGCCCAGCCCGTGCCGGACAGGGCGGGCGTGTAGGAGCCCCATGCGCCCATCGAGTTGGCGAGGTCGCGGAGCTGCGCGTCCATGAGCGCGGCAGTGGGCTTCTCGCCGCTGCTCCAGTCGTGAACCGCCGTCGTCCAGGTAGCCATCAGGCCAGCACCCCTCCCGTGTCGAGGACGCCGAGAGTGGCGTCGTCGAGCGTGAACACGTTGAGCCGCTTGGCGGCGTTGGACGTGGTGAACGTGCGCCGCCACGACGACTCGGTGATCGAGTCGCTGACGCCCTCGACGAACAGCGACAGCGTCGACGACGACGCCGACGGGGTCGGCAGCCCGTCGAGTTCGATGAGCGTCGACAGGTCAGCGGTCAGCGCGTCGGCGACGCTGACCGTGGCCGCCTTGGAGACGAGGTCGACGGTGACCGCGTCGACGCGCTCGTCGGGGTAGGCGCGCTCGTAGACGGTCCACTCGGCGGCGTTGAGCGCCTGCTCGTCCGTCTCGCACGACAGGTCGATGGAGTCGTCCTGCGTGCCGTAGTAGGCCACCGAGTATGCGTTGGTGGCCCGCTGCGACGCGCCGCCAGTGCGGGTCACCGTGACGTCGTTGATGACCCGGTCGGTGTCGGATAGCAGCACCGTGTCGGCGTCGACGTCGGCGGGGCCGAGGGTCAGCCCGACCGTCGCGCCCATGCGGACGCCGCGCAGGTGGAGCCGCATGACGCCGGTGCGGTCGAGGAACGACACGCCGTCCTCGACGTCGGCGCACTCCTGCGCGGCGTCGATGTAGGGGCGGCCCTTGACTGCCTGCGTGCCCATCGTCGGCGTCGGCGCGAGGCTCGAGCCGGTGGTGTCGTAGTCGGCGGCGGCGAGGCCGGCGAGGCGGCACACACGCTCCCACCGCGCGGCAGCCGTCTCCCCCGAAGGCAGGCCGGCTGAGGCGTGCAGGGCGATGCGGCTGGCGTCGAGGACGTCGGGGTAAACGGCGACGTTCACGACGGACCCGTCGAGGACGGCCCGCAGGTAGCGGTCGCGCCCGACCCACAGGATCGACGGCGCCTCCCATGACATCGTGCGCGACGCCGGGCCGACGAGGGCGCCGTCGAGGTAGAGGTCGGCGACGACATAGGGGCCGTACTCGTAGAGCCTGACTGCGAGGTGATACCAGCGCCCGGCCTCGACGGCGCCAGCGTTGACGTAGTGCGCCCCGCTGTAGTCGTCGAGCAGGGCCACGAGCTCGCCCGTGCTGCTGGTGTAGACGCTGAGGGGGTAGGGGCCGCCGGCGGTGCCGAACGCTGACCCGAGTGCGAGGATGCCGTTGTATGCCAGCGTCGTCACGTTGAACCACGCCTCGAGCGTGATCCCGGTCGACGACCTGACGGGCGAAGTCATCGCGCCCTCGAGGTAGTAGCCCTCGCCTGCGGCGACGTCCTTGGCGAAGTCCGGCGCCGGCGCCTCGTCGAACGACGCGCCAGCGAACTCGACTGCGCCAGAGGTCCCCAACCGCTTCAGCTCGAGGCCCCCGCCGAATGTGCCGAGCCGATCCGGCACGGTCGTCGTCCCGGCCGGGTTGTCCAGCGGCCACGCGAGGGCAGGGGTGTCGTACTCCTGCTCACCGCGCACCAGGCCCGGCAGCTTCACCCGCGCGAAGCGAGCCAGCCGGTCGGACGCGGAGACGCGCACCACCGGGCGCACGCCGTTCTGCCAGCCTGCCTCGGCCGCGTCGACGAAGCCGACCCAGAGCGTGCCGTGCGTGACGTGCCGCACTCGCACGGGAACGCGCAGGTCCCAGCCGCTCGTCACGTTGGACCCGCCGCGCGTCCACCGGCCCTCGCGCAGCGACGTAGCGGTGCGTGACGTCGAGGCGTGTGCGGTGCCGGTCCACTCGTAGCCGCTGGTGGAGCCGTCGAAGTACGTCCCGACCGTCGACCCCTCCTCGATCATGGCCGCGTCGAAGTAGTGGACCTCACTAGACGAAGCCCCCTGGACCACGGGGTATACCATCGCCCACGCGGCCCCAGGCGGGGCGACGCCAGTCGTGTAAGCCCTCACGTCGGCAGAGGTCGAGTCGGTCATCGTCGGGCCGTCACTCCACGAGATGCCGCTAAGGCCCGAGTCAAGCCATTGGATCGTGCAGAAGACAGTCCGCGCCACCGTCGCGGCGCGGACGTACACCGACGCCGCATAGGTGACGCCGGGGGTGACAGCGGCGCGGGCGGTGTCGTTGACCGCGTACATGTTCCCGGTCGTCGAGGCTGTGAGCGTGTAGCAGTATGAGCCAGACGCCGACCAAGCCGTCGAGCGATCGACCGTGCAGTTAGCCCCCGTCCAGCCCGTTAGGCCGGACTCCGCCGACGGGTACTTGACGAGGTTGGTGCGGTCGAGCGCTGCCCATGCGTTGTTGAGCGTGAACGACAGCCGGCCGGGGGACGCGGCGTCGTCCTGCGAGCCACGGCCACGGTTGAACGACACGCCCTCGGCGAGCAGCACGTCGGACGTGACGTCGGTCCACGACACCGACGCGAGCGCGGTCGTCGGCGTGGAGCTGAGGCCCAGGTCGAACTTGAGCCCGACGAGGGGATTCGTCATCCCAGCCCCAGCCCACGACCGCCGCGCCGCGTGCGCGCCTTCTGGAGCGCGGTCACGATGTGCTCGTCGTTCATGTAGACGTTGACGACCGTCTCGCCAGCGCCGACCTGCGCGATGCGGCCGGACTGCGACGGGATGAACACCTCTGGGCGACGCTCGCCGACGATGTAGGGGGTGCCGCGCAGCACGGGCCCGCCGATGGCGCGCGTCGGGTCGGTGCGACGCCCGCCGCTCGAGCCCGTCGCCGAGCCCGTGCCCGACGTGCCGTCGCGCAGGTAGCGGTCGATCATGACCGTGCCCCGGAACGTGCGCCCGTTGATGTAGTCGAGTCGGTCCACGAGTCGGCCGGCAGAGTCGCGCGCCGCATCGAGGCCGGGGGCCTTGACTGTCGTAGACACCTTGCCGGGCACGAAGCCGAGGCGCTTGAGGTAGGCGTCGACCTCGTCGGCGTTGAGCCCCCACTTGACGGCCTGCGCGCGCAGCGCCTCGACCTGCGCGTACACCTTCCCTCGCGCCACGTCCTGCGGCGTCCCGGCGTCGGTGAGCGCCTGACCGTAGGCCGTGATCTTCTCGATCTGCCCCCGCAGCGCCTCGCGGTTCTTCAGCCCCGCCTCGGTGTTGGCCTTCAGCGTCGGCGTGTTGTCCTTGACCGCCTTGGCGAGCGAGAAGAAGCCTTCGCGCATGGAGTCGGTCGCGTCGACGACGTCGAGCTGCGGGAACAGCAGCTTCTTGATCGCGTCGCGGAACGACACGACCTCGTCGGTCGCGTCCGATGCCTCGGTCGCCACGTCCGACAGGGCGGGCGGGAAGTCCTTGGTGGCAGTCGAGGCGGCGTCCATCGCGGCCGTGTAAGCCGGGAGCGTCTGCTTCGCGTCGCCGACGGCGTCGCCGAACGAGGCGACGATGCCGGCGGCCTTCTCGCCCTGCCCCGACGCGACGAGGTCGGCGAGGGCCTGGTCGACGTTCGCCACGTTGTTCTTCGCCGACTCGATGTCGGACTTCGCGCCGATGCCCTTGGAGAACAGCTCGCCCATCTGCATCGCGCCGGACCCGGCGAGCATCATCGACTGCGTGATGTCGCCGAGCGCGGCCTGCCGCTCCGGGCCGGTCAGGCGGTCGATCCACTCCGACCCCTCGCGCGAGCCCTTGCCCATGCGGGAGTTGAGGTCGTCAACGGCCTTGGTCAGCCCCTCCGTCGCGACGGCGAGGACCCCGATGCCGAACGCGGCCTTGCCGAGTTGCATCATCGACCCGCGCGCCTTCGACCCTGCGGGGGCGAGGTCTTGCACCTGCGACACCATGTCGCCGATGCGCGGGCCAGCGACGAGCGCGGCAGCCGACAGTGCGGCGACGCCGACGGCGGCACCCTTCACGGGGCCGGGCAGCGACTTGAACACCTCGAGGGCGGGCTTGACGACCTCGACGAGCGTCTGGAGCGCGGGCACCAGTGCCTCGCCGACCTCCTCCTGCAGGTCACCGAACGAGTTGGACAGAATCGCCATCTGACCGGCGGTCGTCTTGCCCTCATTCTCAGCGAAGCCGCCGACCTTGGTGCGCAGAATCTCGGTGATCGCGGCGAAGTCCTGCGCCTTGTCGCCGGTCGACTTGAAGTCGACGCCGAGCGTCTTGAGCGCGCGGGCGTTGCCCATCATCGCCTTGCCGAGCGCGTCGGCGGCGGTGCCCATGTCCTTGCCGGTGAACGACGCGAGGTCCTGCACCAGCGGCGTCAGCTTCGTGATCTCCGAGCCGGTCAGCCCGAACACCGCGAGCTGCGCCTGCATCGAGGCGGTCGCGTCGTCGTCGTACTTGGTCTTCGACTGGAGCTCGCTGTTGAGGTCGCGCAGCGAGTCGATGGAGACGTCGGCGACGGCCGGGAACTTCTTGTAGGCCAGCTCAAGGCGGGCCTGCGACTGCTCCGCCTCGGCGTAAGCCTTCAGGCTCGACGCGGCGAACGCGGTCAGGCCGATGGATGCGAGCGCGCCGCCGGCGGTCTTGGCGAACGACTTGAAGGACTTGCCGGTCTTGTCGGCGGACTTGCCGACCTTGGCAAGTTCCCGCGACGCGCGGTCCTCGGCGACGAGCCGGATGATCTGGTCGACGCGGTCAGCCACCGGACTGCCTCCCCTCGGGATGGATCACGCTGCGGGCGTAGACGACGTGGCGCTCGAACGTCTCGACGGGCCAGTCACGGACCTCGTCGGGCGTCACGCCGAACAGGTGGCGGAACGCCGGTTCCCAGCGGGTCAGCTCGTCGGCGAGGTAGTCGCGTCGACGGCCTCCACCGCGACGCGCCCAGTAGGCCCCTCCTCGTCGGCGCCGAGTTCGCCAGGCGCCTCGGCCTGGTCGTCGGCGGGGATGACGAGCTCGACGGTGACGGCGGCGAAGTCCGGGTCGAAGGCGTCCCACGTTCCGACGTCACGGCCCGCGCGCGTGTAGGCCAGCCACAGCGCGAACTTGACTGCGACGGCGCGGTCCTCGAACAGCGCCGCGCGCCACTCGGGGTGAGTCCAGCCGGTGAAGCGTTCGCACGCCTCGGCCTCGGAGAACTTGAGTGAGGCGAAGTCGAGGTCGACGGTCGAGCCGTCGGGGTCGGTCACTCGCAGGATCATTCGGTGGTCCCCTCAGAGCATTGGGTCAAGCGGCGCGGCGCAGTGCTGCCGCGAGGTCCCGGCGGTACGTCTCGAGGATTCGGGCGAGCCGGGCGCGCACGAGTGGCGCGTGAGTCTGTGCGGTGCGGGTGAACCAGCCGGCCGGGGTGAACGACTGCGACACCCACGCCTCGCGGTTCCCGAACACGGGATGGCGCACGGTGCCCTTGTCCATGCGGCGCGGAAGGCTGCGCTGGTCGCGGGGAAGCGTGCGCGACGGCTCAGACTTCACGAACACCCCGACCTGGTCGGCGTAGCCGTTGTCCTTCTGCACCACGCGGATTGACCGGGCCACCGACTGCCGCAGGCCCGAGCCGCGCAGTGCGCGGGCCGCCTTCGCCTCGGTCGCCTGGCCCGTCACGCGGGCGGCTGCGCGGCCCACGTTCTGCGAGCCCTGCGCCTTGGAGTCGAGCGCCATGACCGCCGACCGCAGCGCGGGCACCAGCGGCTTCGCGGCGGCGTTGACCTCGCGGCGCATCATCGTGCGCGCCTTCGGTGACATCGAGCGGAGGGCGCGCGAGAGCTCGGCGTAGCCCTCGGCGCCCTCCACCCGGATGCCAGCGACCATCAGAGCGCCGTGTCGGTGCTCGTGTAGGTGATGACGGGCTGGTTCGTGCCGTCGTAGTTCCAGAAGAACGACCAGTCGTTCCGCAGCGCGTCGCGCCCGTCCACGCCCTGGGTCGACGGTTCGAACGTCGCGCCGGGCACGACGATCTTGAACGTCTCGTAGTAGGTCGAGGCGATCAGCGGCCCCACCCACTCGAACACCAGTGACGTGCTCGTGGTGCCCTTGGCGAGGTCCTGGAACGTCGCCTTGTCGAGCCACGACGAGGAGATCGTGCCCGTGATCGACGTCGAGTCGTTGAGCACCGGCTGGAGCTTCGTGGTCGGCGCGCCGGCCGTCCATGCCTCGGTGTCGTGCGGGCGCTCGATGCGGACCGACACGCCCTCGACGCCGGTGACGGCCGACTCCGAGGCGTAGGTGCCGAGCTTCACCGAGAGCTGGCCGAAGTGGAACATGTTGGTCGACGAGTAGGACGCGGTGGCGAGGGACTGCGAGTCCGACCAGCCCATCGCGTCGACCTCGACCTGCGCGGTCAGCGCCTCGCCCTTCGAGCAGGCAAACTCGACGGCGGTGACCTTGCAGCCGGTGAGCTCGTGGCAGACGGCGGTGCCGCCCCGGTAGGGGTACCCGGCCTGGATCGTCATGCTCTTGCCGTAGGTGTCGGCGAGCGTGTGCGTCTGGAGGTAGGCCGTGGTGGCGGCCTGCTGGGTCGGGGTGACGCTGCCGCCCATGAGGGTGTTGAGCAGCACGCCGAGGCCCTTGGACTGCACGTCGAACGCGAACGACGCGGAGCCGCCGGAGTGCGTCTCGACGTGGTGCGCCGCCAGCGGGCCGTAGGCGCCCGTCTGGATGCCCTGCCCGGTCGTGCGACCGGCGACCCGGTCGAGCTTGTGCGAGTGCGCGCGAAGGAACTTCGTCGCAGCGACGCGGGTGTTCACGGTGGACTCGGCAGACCACCCGATCTGAGAGCCGATGCCGGAGCCGACGGACATGGGTCAGTCCTCCTTGGCCGACGGGGCGGCCTTGCTGGTGACGGGTGCGAACAGCGCGGGCTCGCCCTGCTCGCCGGTCTGGATGTAGAGCGGCCAGTCGGCCGGGAACTCGACGACGTCGCCGGGCTCCGCCTTCACGAGCCGCCCGGCGAGGTCGACCCACCGGACCTCGTCGCCGACATACTTGAACTTCGCCACGGGGGCTCCTCAGATGACCGAACGGACGGTGACGGTGAACGGGACGACGACGCGGGTGCCGTCGGCGTACTGCTCGAGCTGGTAGGACACGCGCGACACCTCGACCGACAGGACGCCGTCGAGGCCGAGGGTGTAGTTCGCGCGCAGCAGCGCCTCGACGGCGGCGAGGATCGCGAACGCGGCGGCACGGGTGGTCGACACGTCGACGTCGCCCGTCGCGGCCACGGCGTAGCAGAGGATCGACTCCTCGCCGTCACGCGCGGCCGCCGTGCCGCCGTCGCTGCGCCAGGACTGCGTGCCCTCGCCGGCGAGCGTGTCCGACTCGACAGGGCTGCCGCCGATGACGAGCAGCTCCGACGCGGAGTCGGACGACACCGGCAGGCCGTCACTGATGGTCGTGCCACGAGCGACGAGGGTCGAGTCGGCGACGCACGCCGCCGTCAGTGCGACGATGGCGGCGTGGATGCGGGACGTGCTCACGCCAGCCCCGGCATCCGCAGCGCGTCGACAAGCTCACGCGCGCGGTAGGTCAGGGCGTAGGCGGCGCCGGGGACGTAGTCATCACCCGAGCCCATCGCTGACGGCATCGCGCCGCGCTGCGTGCGCCACATGTGGCGGCCCAGCTCGAGGACGAGGTCATACGCCGTCTGTGGCGGGTCGCCCTCGCCGGCGACGTAGGTGACCGACACGTTGCGCTGGCCGGCGGTCCACTCCATCGGCGCCGTCGACGAGCCCCGGTACAGGACGCCGGCGTTCGCGTCGAGCGTGTAGCCGCTCGAGGTGATCGTCGAGCCGGACTCGGTGACCGTGGTCAACGACACCACCGGCAGGCGACGCAGCCGGATCGCCGACGTGCCGCCGTCGTGGGCCTCGGTGAACGTGGTAAGGCGGAAGATGCGCCCCGTGACACGCTCGGCGAGGTCCGACGCCGAGAGCAGCATCCGCCGCAGCTCCTCGTCGTTCGTCGTCGACGTGATGTTGAGGTGCGTCTTGAAGTCCGCCAGCGACACCAGCGGCGTCGCGCTGCGGGCCTTGACGATGAACACGTCGTCGAACTCGGCGGCGTTGGTGCCCGTCGCCGTCCACCGCACGACATGGCGCCCGGCCATCGTCGGGGCATACGAGATGGTGTAGACGCCGGTCGAGGCGTTCGTCACCGACGGCGACGACGTCGTGCCGTCCGGCAGCGTGACCGTGCAGGTCACGGCGGTCGCGTTGGCGAGGTCGCCGACCGTGGCCGGGGCCACGGGTGCCGCACGGACCTCCGCCCGGAGCGCAACCGGGTCGCCGTAGTCGAAGCTCACGACGCGGCCTCCTGCTGGCTGGTGAACAGTTCTTCGGTGAGCAGTTGCGACTTGTGGTGGCCGACCTTGACCCCGGTGTGGACGTGCACGGGGATGTCGAGCAGGCCTGCGCGGATGCAGAAGGTGATGTCCTCGCCGCACGGGTCGCCGGCGAGTTCGGTCTCCTGGAACCAGGGAAAGGCCTTGTTGAAGCCCTTGGCCCTCATGGCTTCGAGCACCCTGCGGTGGATCAGCAGGAACGCCGCGCCGGTCGCGGCGACCTGCACGACGGAGTCGCGCGCGTAGTCGTTGACGCGGTAGGTCGTGATCTTCCCGTCGACCTCGGTGAACCTGTAGATCGTCGGGAACAACGCGTCGCCCGACGCCCCGAAACACAGCCCGCCGAGGACCGGGGCGGTGTCCCTGTCCGCCACGACCATGAGCCGGTCGAGCGCGTCGTGGTCCCATGCCATGTCGGCATCCACGAACCACAGCCACTCGGCCTGCGGGTAGTTGTCGAGGAACTTGGCGACGAGCGTGTTCCGCGCCGCCGAGACGTTGGCACTCGACCACTCGTTCAGCATCCCGACCACGCGGCGGGGGCCGACGGAGTCGAACAGCAACGAGCCGACGAGCGACGTGGTGAAGAACGCCGACGTCTGTCCGGGGTGGATGAAGGCCATGACGACCTTGCCCTTACCGTCCCCCTTGGCGACGTCGCGCCTGGTCTTGTTGACCTTCGACTGTGCGCCCATCGGGCGGCCCTCTTCTCTGTGTGGAGTCCTCTGCTGGCCACGAGTTGCCGGGCAAGGCGACGGCCCCGGTCCACAGAGGAAGACCGGGGCCGTCTAGTCGGTGGCTTAGACCGACTGCCCTAGATGCCGCCCAACGGCGGCGCTGCTCAGGTGAGCAGGAAGCGGAACGCGCCGAGGTCGGTCACGTTGCCGCCGACGCGCTTGTAGGCGACGAGGCCGCGCTGGCCGGTCGGGATGCCCGAACCGTCAACGACGTTCTGGATGACTTCGATGGAGACGCCGATCCGGTCGTACACGACGTACTGCGAGAAGTCGCCGAGCACGATGAGCGCGGTGCCTGAGGTGGTCGCCGTCGCCATGTCCGAGGACTGCGCGATGGGCGAGCCGAGCAGGGGGCTACCGATGGCCGCGTTGAAGTCGGTCCAGAAGTAGCTACCCTGCGAGCCGGTCGACATCTGCTTCACGGTGTTGAACGTCTGCTTGTTCGCCAGCCAGGTGACGCTGTCCTCGTAGCGGCTGGGGACCGCGTTGAGGAGGGCGAACACGTCAACGGCGCTGGCGGTGGTGAAGGAGCCGCGCGTGGTGGCGGTGACCTTGCAGCCGGCGGTCGCGGAGATGGCGGTGACGACGCCCGTCGGGCCGGACGAACCGGAGCCGGTGACGAAGGCCGTGCCCTCGGCGTAGTCGATCGACTCACCGATCAGGCCGGGGAGCTGGCCCAGGAGGTTGCTGTCCTGGAAGATTTCGAACGAGCCGGTGACGTAGGCCGAGAGCAGGCCGGCAGTCACGGACGGGTTCGAGAACGTCGGCGTGCCATCGGTGAAGACAGAGCCCTCCGACTTCCACGCGGTGGTGACGTTGCCGACGCTGACGCCGTGCCACACGTTCTGCGTACCGGACACGACGCGGGCGATGCGACGGATGGGGTTCTTCGTCGCGGTGCCCGTGTGGATCAGAGTCGGGTCGAGCAGCGTGGGCAGGGAGTAGCCTCCTGCGGAGCCGGACAGCGAGAGCGACGCACGGACGGCGGCGGCCTCCTCGGCGGTGTAGACGGCGCGGTCGCCGTTGCGGAGGTACTCCTCGAACGCGGAGCGGTACGCCGGGGAGCCGTGAACGAGGGCGTGGACGGCAGCGCCGGACACGTTCTCGACGGTGCGCACGGCGTTCTCGACAGCCTCGTCGCCAGCGGCCCGCGCGGCGGCGCCCTCGCTGATCGCGGTGACAGCGCGAGCGATCACGTCGCGGTCGTTCGGGTTGGCGTAGCGCAGCCCGTCGAGGTTCTCGAAGGGGTCCTTGCGGACGACCACGCTCGGGGCGTGGAACGCGCGCTCGGTGACGCCGGAGACGACGGCGGCCTTGACGGCCTCGACCTTCTCCTGACGCTCGACGGCCCGGTCGTACTCGGCCTTGGCGGCGTCGAACTCGGCGATGGCCGCGTCGAAGCGCGCGGCCTGCTCCTCGGTGGGAGCCTCGACGGCGTCGAGGTCGGCGATCTCGGCGCGCAGCGCCTCGACCTGCTCGGCCAGCGCCGCGATGTTGGTGGACATCAGATGATTCCTCTCTGTCGGGCGAGTGCCCGGAGGGTGCGGTAGGTGGTCATCACGTCCGGAGTGGCGCTGGCCGGCTCGTCGGTCGTGTCGTGCGTCCGCTCCGACTGCCCGTCGGCAGTGGTGGCGGGAGTCTCGGGGTCGAGCAGCCGGGCGCCCTCGTACATGCGGAGCAGCTCGGCCCGCTCGTCGGGGTCGAGCGCGTCGAGCTCGGCGCGGATGCCGGCGACGCGCGCGTCTTCGTAGGCGGGGAAGGTGACGAGGCTGACCTCGCGCAGCGCGACCTCGGTGCGCACGACGACGCCGTTGCGCTTCTCGTGCTTGACCGGGGTGAAGCCGACCGAGAAGGAGTCGAGCGCGCCGTCGCGCACGAGCTCGAGCGCCTCGTCGCCCGCCTGCGTGCGGGAGACGACGAACTCGCCGTAAGCGCCGGCGGCGTCCTCGCGCAGCACCTTCGCCACGCCGAGGGGGTTGGTGCGCGAGTTGTGCTGCGACAGGAACTTCACGCGGTCGCCGCGCTCCTGGATCGTCTTGGCGAGGGCGCCGCGCTGGAACGCCTCGCGGTAGAACGGGCCGCCGTCGCTGACGCGGGCCTCGCGGTCCCACGGGACGAAGATGCCCGCGATGGTGCGGCCGGTCGCGTCGGCCCGGACCTCGAGGTCGCCGGTGAAGGCGCGCGAGATGTTGTCGGTCATGCGGTGCCTCCGGGGCCGGGAGCTTTCCCGTCGGGGTAGAGGGCGGTGGGGACGGCGCCGGTGTGCGTCAGCAGCGACATGTCGCCGGCGATGAGGGCGTTCGCCACCGTCTGCGGGTCGTAGCCCGCGCGGATCAGCTCGCCCGCCGCGACGGCCCAAGTGCGGGCGGCCTCAGCGCGGGCCGTCTCGGCGTCCTGCAGCGCCGGGATGTTCCCGGTGTCGTACCAGAGGCGCGAGTCCGACGGGACGGCGACGAGCTTTGACAGCGCCGACACCGCCGACTGCCACAGGTAGGCAACGGTGCCGTTGGCGAACGCCTTGAGCGCCTGCTCGTAGTTCGAGTAGGTCGCTGCGTTGAGCCCCTCCTTGAGCCCCGCCACGATGGGCGGGACGCCGGCCGCCGAGGCGATCCGGTTCTCCCCTGCGGCCTGCACGACGTCGAAGGCCATGTCCTTGAACGACGAGCCGACGACGGTGAGGTCGGCGCCCTCGTCGAGCAGCAGCGTCTTGCCCGCGTTGGCGGGGCCCGCGTAGCCCGCGTCGAAGCGGGCGGCGAGGCGGGCGACGCGGTCGGCGTCGAGGCGCACCGGGTACTTGACTGCGAGGTTCGGGGTGGCGGCCTTCTCGAAGAACCGCTGCCGGTGCTGCGTCATCGCCAGGTCGGCGTTGACGTCGCGGATGACGGGGGTCAGCCACGACATGCCGCGCCAGGAGGCCATCGGGTCGGGGATCGGCGCGTAGTGCGCGACCTCGTCGACCGGCAGGAACACCGGGTCGCCGTGGCCGGGGCCGTCCTCCTCGTAGAAGTACCCCGCGACCTCGTGCCAGCACTCGCCGTTCGGGCCGTTGCGCTCGAGCGCGGCGATGGTGACGTAGTCGGGGCGCAGCCGCACCAGGCGGCCGGGCTCGGCGCGCCACAGGAACGAGTTGCCGCCCAGGCTGGCGTCCTGCTCCATGCGGGCGAGCAGGTCCGACGTGGTGCCGCCGGGCCACGGGTTCTCCAGCAGCGCCAGGTCGGGCGTGCCGTAGAGGCGCCGCGTCGTCAGGTTCTGGAGCTTGAACTCCGCCTGGCTGAACAGCTCGAGCCGCTTGAGCACCAGCGAGAAGATGACGCCGTTGGAGGCGTAGCCCTCGGTGGCGAACGACGCGAACGTGGCCTGGATGCGCTCGTAGTCGTCCGAGCCGCCCCACGTCTGCTGCAGCATCGTCATGACGTCCGGCGAGGGCAGCGCGCGGGCGACGGCCTCGCGGCCCGTCAGGCGATCGAACAGCCTCACGAGCGGTCACCCCTGCCGAAGTCGTAGACGAGCGCGAACGCCCCGATGAGGGCGCCCGCGACGATGAGGGCCAGGGCGGGCGAGATGAGGGCGCAGCCCGTCACCACGAGGGCCAGAGCCAGCAGCAGCAGCGCGACGGCGAGCACCCGGCCTCCTAGATGAACCAGACGCCGGGGTCGGCCTCGACCGGCTTGTTGGACAGCCACCAGCCCGCGCGGTCGACGGCCATCACCGAGGCGACGGCCAGGTCGATCTTGCGTGCAGAGCCCTTGTGCTCCTTCTGGAGCCGGGTGCCGCGCGAGTCGACGCGCAGCACCGCATTGGAGACGTGCCGCGACAGGCGCGGGTCGTCGTCGTGAGTCATGGCCGCCTGTTGCACCAGCTCGGTCAGTCGGCTCGTCGCCGGCGTCATGCGCTGTGCGGACTGCGGGAACGCTTCGACCGGGACGCCGTCGCCCTCGAGGACTTCCATCGACCGCTGCCAGCGGTACGGGTCACACGCGCCCTCGAGGACGTGCCAGCGCAGGCACGCGGCGCGCACCGCTTCCTCGACGTCGAGGATCGGCACCTTCCAGTCCTTGACGTTGTCGGGCCGCTCCCACAGGCCGACGACGACGAGGTGCGGGCGCTCGGCTACCTCGACCGCCACGAGCGCCGTCGCGTCGCCGTTGAAGGACCCGTCGAGGCCGAGCACGACGTCTGCGCCGTCGGGGATGTCCCGTGCGTCGGTCGTCGCGTCCCATGCCCGCTGGTCGAGCCACGAGCCCTGCAGCGACACCGGGCGGTTGAACCAGTACCGCTCCCACTCGGCGTGCGACGTCTGCGGGTCGTCCCACGACGCCGCGATGGGCTCGAGGTCCATCCACGACGCGGCGGGTCCGTAGACCTCACGCAGCCCGGCGATGCGGCCTCGCTTAGTGCCGGGGTCGTGCTTGGCTGACGCCTGCCGGTGATCGAACAGGAGCAGGTCGTCCTTGGCGCGGCCCTCGCGCACGGCCGTCGCGTAGGCGAACGTGCCCTCGGCGACCGAGCCCTCGCCCGGCGCGAACATCGTGGTCGTCTCAAGCGACCAGCCCTGTGCAGCCTTGCGCTTGAGCAGGTTGCGATTGACCGTCTGCTGCAGCCGGTGCAGCCGTGGCAGGACCCACAGGTGGGTTTCGTCGAACACGTCGAACGTGTCCTTGCCGCCGTCCTTGGACGTGTCGGCGGCCGACTCCGGAGTGATCTCACCGCCACCCGGCAGGAAGATGCGCGTCAGCCCGACGTCAACCTTGCCGTAGTCGGCTGCCAGCACCGGGGCGCACGTCTCCGGGTCGAGCATGTAGCAGATCGCGTCGTAGGTGTTCCCGGCCTGGCCGAGCTCGGTGGCGAAGCACCGAATCTCCGGTCTGGTCACGGGCTTGCCGACGGGCTCGCCGGGCTCGTAGGCGTAGCCCCAGGACGACACCTCGCCGGCCTCGGCCCAATGGTCGAACCGCACCGGGCCGAGCCCCTCGGCGCACGCGATCATCGCGGCCAGCTCGGACTTCGCGCGCCCCTTCGGGCGGGAGATGACCGCGCGGCGCTTGACCTTGCGACCGTCGGCGTTGACCTCGTAGGCGCGCAGGATGAAGGCCGCGAACTCGTCGTCGAGTTCGATGGGCTTGCCCTCGACGTCGCCGGGGCCGTGTACGAGGTAGTGCTCGATCCAGTCGACCAGCGCGAAGCCGAGGGAGCGGAACGACTCAGGCTTGCTCGCCACTAGCGACCACCTTGAGCAGCCGCGAGCGACGGGCCGAGGACGTCGGACGCGCCTCGGCCTGCGGCTTCGCGTCGGCCGGCGCCACCTGGAGCCGCAGCCTCGCCCGGTCCTCCGGGGTCGCCCCGTACTTCGCCACGCGCAGGCGCAGCTCGGCGGCGACCGAGGCGTTCCCGCTCCAGAACTCGTGGTGAAGCATCGCCGTGTCGAGCAGGAAGTCCCAGTCGGTGTCGATGAAGGACTGCGCCTGGGGCGACCGGCGCCACAGGTCCCACCACTGGCGGGTCCTCGAGCACCAGGCGAACTCATCGGGGAGCTCTGGGCCGCGCAACTCGTCGTCAGGCTCGACCGTCACGAGCTCGGCCTCGCGTCGCTTCTGGTCGCGCTCACGGGACAGGTTGGTACTCGGGGCGCGTCCTCGACCTGCCATCACGCAGCCCCCTTCCTGACGTTGCAGGCGAGGCAGCAGGCCCGCAAGTTGTCGTAGTGGTGCGCTCCCCCACGGGCCAGCGGGACGACGTGATCCATCGTCGCGTAGTTGTCTGCGTAGCGGTGTTGCCTGCCGCGGACGAGGTCGGACCCGCAGATGTAGCAGCGCCATCCGCCGCGATCGAAGACGAGGCCCGGGTCGACGTCGACACAATCGCGCGTGAACATGCGCGCCCTTCTGCGGGCACACTTCGCCTGATTGGCGAACGGGGAAGCTGCAGCAGACTTGGCCGCTGCGTGGCACTTCAGGCCGCAGAACCTCGACGACTTGGGTCGAGGTGTGAGATACCAGCACCCGCAGTGCTCGCACGACTTCGGATCGCCGGCTTTCGACAGTGCCCGGCACTCGTCGCCACAGAAGGACTCGCGCGACACCGGCGCGAACTTCCGCCGGCACATCTTGCACGTCGCCGACGCGCGCCGACGGGAAGGGGTCGGGCGCTTCTTGCGGTACGCGCGCACCTGGCACTTCTGCGAGCAGAAGCGTCGGCGGTTGCGCTCGCGCACGTGGACTTCGAACGCAGTCCCGCACGTCTCGCACGGCCTTGTCGGCATCGAACTCTCCCGGGGAATGCGGAAGCCCCGCACCGGGAGATGCGGGGCTTCCTGGCCCGAGGGATCAGCTCGGGCTGCTCTTGCGTGAGACTCGCGCGCGAAAGTCCCAGATCGGCGCGGGCTGTATTTGGGCTGGGAACGGGGTCAGCGGGGGTCGCGCGTTTGCGACGACACCCCCCACCCCCCGTCGGGCTTGCCCTCGCGCTCGTTGCACCGCCGATGGGCGGCGTCGAGCGGCCCCGACTTGTCGGTCGTGAGGTGGTGCGCGGCGAACGACCACGGGTGCGGAGCACGCAGGTCGTAGTCGATGGGGTCACCGCACAGGCAGCACGGTCGACCCTCGGCGCGCAGCCTTGCGGCTCGGCGCTGGTGCTCGATGCCGTAGCCGCGAGCGGTGGTGCCGCCTCGGCGTGGTTGGTACGGGTGGGCTGCGCATCGCGGCTTCGTGCCGGTCGGTGTACCGCAGACGAGGCAGGGCATCAGACGACCATGCGCCCGAAGGTCACGCCCCTCGGTGTCGGCAGGTCGAGCAGCACGAGGTCGAGGGCGTCGAGCTGGGGTCGGTAGCCGTGGTGCGGTGCGGTGTCGTGGAAGCCGACGACGGTGCGGTGGTGCATGTGCCTGCGATAGCCGAGGTACTCGGCGGTGCGCTGGTCGGTCTCGCTGTCGAACCAGGCGAAGTCGATGGGAGCGGGGGGCTCGAAGTCCTGCGCCGGCATGAGCAGGCAGGTGACGGGCAGGCCTGCCGTGCGCTCGCTGGCCTCGGCGTGGAGGGCGGGGTCGATCTCGGTGGTGTAGAGCCTGCCGTGTCCGTTGGTCCGTAGCGCCTGCCCGATGGCGAGGGCGCCGAAGCCTCGGTGTGTGCCGGTCTCGACGACGACGTCGGGCTGCAGTGCGCGCACGAATGCGGCGACGAGTTCGAGCACCTCGACCTCGGTGGCCATGCCGTCGTGGGCCGTCCACAGGTGGGGACGTGGGCAGTGTGCCGATGGCTGCGTGAGGTCGCCCTCGCTCAGCACAGCGACGCCCACTCCTCGATCAGCTCGTCGCGCCTGGCCCTGACGGCGTCGATGAGCGCGGGCTCGGTGCGGGGGTCGGCTTCGAGGCGGGTGATGGTGGCGTGGTGCTCGGCGATGGCGGCTTCGAGGTCGGCGCGGGTGGTCACGAGCGGCGCCGGTCGATGAGCATGTCGAGCCTGGCCCGCACGGCCAGGATGGTGGCGAGGGGTGCGCGGGCGCGGATGCGGCGCATGGTGCGCCAGTGCTCGGCGATCGCGGTGTCGAGCTCGGTGTCGCGCATCGCACCCCCGGCACGCACGAAGCCCGCCTCGGGTGGGCGAGACGGGCTTCGGTTTTCATGCCCCATAGGC